TTTTATGAAATAAAGAAATAAAATAATCACGTATACTTTCGAATGATTGAATCGCTAGATCGTGTTTATATACATACTCATCTAATTCTCTCGAAACTCCTTTCCGAAAAATATCTGTTTGAAAACTATTATTATCTTGACATTCATCCCATATAAATGTATTTTCTAAATAAGAAAGAATGTCATCGAATTCTAGAATGGTTTCAGAATATAAATAGGAGAGAACTTCTCTCGGAAATTCCTGAATACAAACATTTATTTGTTCGGTTGCTTTTAAAGATTTATATAGAGTATGTATCGTAAAAGGATATATTTTACGATTCACTATTTGTAATGACATTTTTTCAATATCCCGGATTTGATTCAATTGTTTTCTTAAAAAATCTATCATATCTATCTGTAAAAAAAACGCAATCATTTCATATTCTATATTTAACCATTTATCACAAAATACCGGATTTGTAATCTGATCTTGTAATATACGTTTTCCAATCGCGGTATTACATTTATTTAAAAAAGAGAGAACAGAAGATAAATGTCCTTGTTTTACAGAAGGATCCGATATAATATTTAATTGTTTCAATGTATGATTCGCTAATATCATTTTTTTCGTCGCGTTTTTAAAAACCGGTATTTTCAATTTTTTACATACATTCTGATTATGTTCTTGTATAAAATGGATCAAAAAACAAAACGATTGAGTGGCATAAATATAATAACTAAATTCAGAACATACTTGAAATGTTTCCGCTCCAAATGTATTATTTAAAATATAATCCAAATATTTTTGTTTCGATACATTTTTTACAGTAGAATCTTCGAAATTATAATCATGAATAGTGGTTTTCGAAGAAATCTGTAAATATTTTTTTATTTTTCCAAGAACCGCGGTTTCTAATCCTGATATAAAAATCACTTCGCTTGGTTTATATACTGAAATTATATTTTCGATTTCATCAAATGTTGTCGGATTTATTTTCGTTTCTATCTCGTTTTCCATTATTACAGATTCACCATTATAAATATTGATGATTGCGACTCCATATATCCATTTATTTTTCAATGTAGTTTCTAACCAAATACACAATATGTTATTCGATAATATCGTATTCTGATCTATATCATAAGAAACATATGTTCCAATGGAATGAATATCTTTTAAAATACGCGTTTTTTTCTTTGATTTTTTAGATTCTTTTTCTGTTTCTGTCTCTGGTTCTTGAATAATTTCCACTATAATATATCCTTCTTTTAAAACGATCGGGATATATTTATCGAGAGAATAATCCCGAAATCCGGCCATATAAACTGTCGCACCATCTACCATGAATTTTTTAGACGCTACCGCAAGACCCGTTATTTCTGATATTTCTTCAATACAACTTCCTGTTATATTTTCTTGATTAGGATATTTCAGTCCGTATATTTCATAAAACGCACCGACCTGCATAAAAACCACCGTTTTTTCACCGTATTTTTTTATATATTCATTTGTATATTGAAAATACTCTCTACAAGTAGATAAGGTTTCTTCTTTTTCCATTTCAGAAAAAAATAGTTTATAATAATACATGTTTTATATTTAGATTGATTTTATAATGAGTTTGGATATACAGATAAATCGGAACCACGACATATCGGACATGTCGTTTTACCTTGAACAATACACTTATCTCTACATTTCAAACAAATAGGATGTTTACATGTAGTATATTCTATGGTAGGTTCATAACAAACACTACATATTTTATCGGTATTTATTGGTAAAAATTTACGTATGGTTCTTGCTTCTTCCATTTTTTCTGGAGAAAGTAAATAATAATCCAAGAATTTATAGGTGATCTCTACTTTTTTCACATGTTCTAATAATTCATAAACGGTTGTAAATGTTGCGCTTTCATATAATAACAATGATTTTTCAATAGAACCATTATCTGGTTCATAATCTATATTTTTAGAAATGATTTTGTAATAATAAGTGGTTGGATTGTCGTGATAATCTAAATAAATAAAAATACTGGATTCTACTTCATCCATACAGAATATAGTATATTTGGTTAACTCATAACTATCTTCTTTGTTTTTATGGAGAAATATTTCAATACATTGTGTTAATTTCATCAATATTCGTTTTGTTTTTATTTTTTCTAATTCTTCTTCAGAGATTCTATATATGGCTGGATCAATATCTATTTCATTCGGATATATTGGACCAAATAATTGATATTCACCATTTTCGGTAGGCATAGAAAATAACATGGGATTCGACATGAATGTAATTATATATATTAATACAATACATATATCGATTCTCATTTTATTCAATTTTTTATAATTCTTTTGAACTATCATTGAAATAGTTATATAGTAAATTCTCGGGATTGTGATTTTTAATTTCACCACAAATCATTTGTGCGTTTTCAAACATTTCTCTCAAAACATCATTCGGAGCATTTGTTCCTACTTTTATAAATCCATTTTTCAATAAATAACTTTTTACTTCATTTATGGGAATCTGTTTCAATTGTTGTGATTTAAATTGAGTATTCGCACGAATAGTTTTATTTGCGACTAAAACGGATACTTTCGGAAATGTTTTAGATCTTCCTACATAAAACGTTCTTCGAAGAATCCGTTTCTGTTTCGGTGTTTTTTTAAATACTTTTACTTTCGATGATCGTTTATTCTCTTTTTTTTCTATTTGTTGAATTCGACTTAATTCTTTTATATTATTTTCCAGTTTTTTTTCATATTCCATTTGAGACGAAGTAAGCATTGGTATAGTTATCGGATTTTTAGTTGTTTGATTTTTCCATGTTCGATAGGTTGGTAAATTTCCATTTTTTAAACATCCATATTTAGGTATAAGTGGTTTCGGCGCTAGAACCATCGGTTCTTGTTCATTATTATCAGTTATAAAAATCGCATCGTTTGGTATATCTACTTTTGGTAAATCTGGATATATCATTGGATATCGACGAATCGTTTGTGTTTTTTCTTTTGCGTCGGTATCCATCGTTAGATTCGATAAATAATTGAGAGAATCATTAAAATCATTTTGAAATTGAGTACTGGCACGAATACCAGGTTTAACATTATTTTCGGATTGTTGATTACGTATCATTTTTAAAATATTTCGTTTAATAGTCGATATGTTTTTCGGTTTTTTTGTTTTAATACGTAATAGATCTTTGTTTGTTTTTTCTTTTTGACGTCTTGTTTTATTCATATTCCCACTTATCTTAAATAATTCTGGATTTATTTGAATCGTTTTTCTCTCTTGTTCTGTCATATATATGTTCTTACAAGAATATATATATTTTTTTTAGCTAAACATACATTGCATGTAAATATTCCGTTTTTTTCGTTTTTTTATTTTGTAAAAATGTTTTTAAACCATTTTCAACATCCATTTCGGTTATTTTTCTCTTTAAACTAATATCTTTACCAAAAATTCGTAAGGCATGCGATATTTTTATATAAGAAAATAATATTTCCATATCTCTTCCAAAATGTAAAAAATGGTCTTTATTCTTTATAAACCACACTTCCGGAATAACATATTCTTCCGAAAATTCCCATCCATTATCCAACACTTGTTTTTCAAAAATCAATTTCAATTCCTTAGGAGAATATGAATCGATCTTAAAACGCCAAATAAAACGTGATTCCATTCCAGAATTTAATTTTAAAAATGTCTCGTTTAATTCGGTTTCATATCCCGCAATAATAACCATCAAATCATCTTTATGATCACTCATCGATTCGCATAAAATATCCATACATTCTCTCGAAAAAGAATCGTCTCCAAACGCATATGCCTCATCTATAAATAAAACTCCACCCTCAACTTCATCCAATAATTTTTGTGTCTTTAATGCACTTTGACCAAGATATCCTGCTATTAAATCAGATCGTTTTACAATTTTAAATATAAAAGGTTCTTTATCCGCCTCAGAATTACTTCTTTGTCTTTTACCAACATTTCGAATTGCGTTCATATATTCTTCTAATTCATCATCTAATTCATCTAATGTTACTGCACGTCTTTTACTATTTTTAGATTTTGGTTTTATAATTCCCATATAATAATATAACTCACCAATAATTTTACCCAATAATGTCTTACCAACACCAGGAGGTCCTTGAATTACTGTATGCATCATATCTGTATTTGTATCAAATTCATTTAAAAAAAATATAATTTGACCAACAAGAGAATCTTTAACAGTAGTCATACCAATAATATTTTTTAATTTTATTAGTGATGGTAATAAACTATGTAATTTTTCTAAATTAAATGTATATTCATTATTGGAATTATATTTGTTTGCCAAATCAATTAAATCATCTAATGTTTTAATTTCTAAATTCCTAAAATCTATTTTTGATTTCTTTTTTATTATCAATTTAATTGTTGGTTTATTATTAGAATTATTATTAGAATTATTATTAGGATTATTTACAGTAACATCATTATATTTATTTATATTTTGTTCATTATCATCTGTACCATCTCTGCGTCTCTTACTCATAATATAATAATATAATTAATCTTTATTATGTTATTATAATAAGTTCTTTTTAAGCACAAAATTGAATAATATAAAAATTGATATAAATATTACATATATAGTAATGTTAAATAACCAATATATACACGAAATGACAGAACTTGATTTTAGTATCAATAAGGGGTTTACTAATTTTGGAAATACATGTTTTTATAATGCAACATTACAATCTATATTTAAATGTCCTAATCTAATTACAACTATTAAAACATATACAGGTACTAATCAATTACTTAGATACCTAAAAACTACAATAGATGATTATTATGTAAAAGAGAATGTTGAAACAATTGGCACAGTTTTATTACTTAAATCATATCGTCAAATGAATAAAAGTTATATTGGGGGTAGTCAGTCAGATGGAGAAGAGTGTCTTACATATTTTTTAGATAATTTTGATATGGCAACTAAATCAGAAGGATTAAATATTTCAAATCTATTTGATTGTAAATTAGTTAGTAAATTAGAATGTCCTCTCTGTAATTATTCAAAAGAAGATAATGCACCTGAAAAATTAATTACCTTACCTATAAAAGATTTTAATAATTTTACTGATGCTTTTAATAATTTTTTATCAACTGAAATATTAAGTGATGATAATAAATGGGGTTGTGAAAATTGTAAGGAAAAAGTTTCAGCAAAGAAAAAATTAATTATTAGAAGTACACCTCAATATTTATTCATTGCACTTAAACGATTTGAACATGAATGGATAAAAGAACGAAATGCAATTAAAACAAGTAAAATTACAAATAATATTTTAATGCCTGATCAAATTACAATTAATGATAAATTATATAATCTTAAAGGATCTATTCATCATATGGGTGGATTAAATAGTGGTCATTACATATATTATCATAAATTTAACGATTCATGGACCGTATTTAATGATGAAGAAATTAGAGCAAATGTCAGAAATGTAGACGAAATTATTAATAATGGCTACATTTATTTATATGAATTAACTTAAAATAATGATTTGTGTTTGAATTGATTGCATTCATCAAATCTAAATAATATGTAATATAATAAATAAATTGATCCAAATACAAATGCAAAGAATGAAAATACTACTTTTAAGACTAAAGGATATCCTTTATTAGAATTACATTCCCAACTTAAATATGCAGCATATGAATTAATAATTAACATTAAAATAAATGTAATGTTTGATATTTTTGATGCTTTATTATTATTTTGATATTCTTCTTCATCATCTTCGTATTCTTCCAATTCACTGATATTATTACTAGCTTTAGTAGTTACTTTAATATTATTAACTGTTATGTTGCTAGAATTATCAGTATTATTTACAGCAGTTGCACTATTATCACTATTATCTACTGATTTGTAGTTGTCTGAATTATCAGCAATTCTGGAGTTGTCTGAATAATCTACAACAGTAGATGAATTGTCAGATTTATCCGTTGATTTAATTTCATTCAAATTATTATTTGAATTATTATTTAAATTATACTTTTCAGGTGATGATGGTGAATTAACTAAAAACGCAGCATGTTCTAATCTTTTATTTTGCTTTTTAGATTGTAAACTATTTCTTAAATATGCAGAAACTATAAATGCATCCATTATATATAATCATATAAGATATTTAATTTTTAGTATTAAAAATTGATATTTATTCATTTTATTCTAAATATTTATTACATAAATTAAATGAATCAAAATATACCACTTTTAGACCTAATGCAAATTAAACAAAAACTAGAAGAAAAACTAAATCAATCATCAGAATCAGATTCTACTTATATAACAGAATCTGAATCATATGAATCATCAGAATCGTCTAGTTCTAAAAAAATAAAATCTAGAAAGAATAATACATCATATAAATATAAATATGAACGTCTTGAATCTAAAAATCGATATATGCAATTAGAAATGTCAAATAAGGATGTTGAAATTACAGAACTAAAGGATAAATTAGAAGTATTTAGTAAATATGAACTAATTACTAAAAAATCTAATTTTTTATTTGAACGTCTTGATAATGCAATTAAAATTTTAAAAGAAAGAATGAATACTAATAAAGATAATTCTATATTTAAACTAAATGTAATTAATCAATATCAATCATTAATTGTTTCATGTCAAAAAGTATGTGTTAAATATATTAATTTTTTCAATGATGAATTAATACCTTTAATGGATGTTTCATTACATGCATATACTAAAAATTCATATGAACTATTATTAAAAAATAAAGAAAAAGAATTAATTGATATTGCAACTAATTGTAAAAATAAAATATATAATTTAAATTATTATATTTTAAGTGTTATCATACTGTTTGTCATAACACTTTTAATCCTATTAAATATATTATTACTAATCATATACTGGCAAATACCTATGATAAGAACACTTTTTTAG